CAGTAGGACCAGTCATTGGTTGCACACCACAAACATCGTATGCAATCAAGTTAGGCATTGCTCTCCTGACAAGAGAAATCATAATAGGATCATACTTCGCAACACCACCAACATCTGGGAATGCACCTGAAGCCTGTCCTGCCTCTGTCAAGAAGTTCTGTGAAGAAAGAATTTGATTGTCTTCCTGCATGGACTTTTCTTGGTTTTCCAAAAGAACAGTTGTTACTGCTTTTCTATAGGGGTCTGTAATTTTACCCAACTCTGGATGATCAAGAATAGGAGCCCACTTTTTTTGTAAATTTTCTGAAAGATACATGTATAAGTCTCCTTAGTTATTAATTAATTGTAGTTCTAGAAATAGCAGATGCATATTGTCTGATTGACTCAGGTGCTTCTGCAATTGCATCATCTGAAGAATTTTCTTCATTAGGTTCCATGTCGTCTTGTGTGTCTTCGCTCAAAACCTGTTTTTCTTCAGCGTCTTCTGTACGAAAATACTTGTCCTTGATGATCTGAAGTTTTTCAGTATATGTTTCTTCATTTTCATATTCAATACCTTCTGCCAATTTGATCATTTTTTCTTGATCAACTTCAGTCATTCCTTCTGAAACAGTATACAAGGAATCCATCTTTTTGTACTCTTTGAGTTCTTTAGATGAGTCGATGTTTTTTTGTATTTCAGAATTTAACGATCCCTCAAGATCCTCGACTTTAGCAAACAGATCATCAACTAGATCAACCTTTTCATCTGGAATATCGACATAATGTTCGACAAACAGATTTTTAAGACCGACCATGAAATCTTCAACAATTTCTGAGCGAATACCCTTATCAACTGCAAGTTCATTTTCTTGCATCCATTCTTTAACAACATAATTCATGAAATCATCTACCTTTTCAATCATAACAGTACGATTGTTTTCGATGGCTTCTTGAAGTTCTGTTTTGTATTGCTCGTCAAGTTTGTCTATTCTTGTGGAAATTTCATCATTGACTCTGGCAAAAACTGCGGCTTCAAATATAGTGGCCGCTTTTTCTTTAAATTCGTCTGAAAGCTCTTCGCCTTCAATAAGTGCTTTTACATCACTTTCCAAATTGAATTCTTCTCTAGCAACTACTTCTTTTGTTTCTTTATTTTCAGAAACAATTTCATTACCTTCTTCATCGAATTCTGCATCATCAACTTCGTTAAGTGCGCCGAGAATTTCAGCAACTTCTTCTTTGCTCATCTCGTCTAACTTATCGTAAATTGATTTAATAAGTGACATTTTTGATGCACTTTCAGAAACACCGCCTTTATCAGCAGGACGTTTCTTAGCAGATGGTACCCCTTTTGTAAAATCTGGTTTGGGACCATCAGGAACCTCATTATTTACACCCGTATCTGTTGCTTTTGCGGGAGCTTTTTTCATAGATTCTTTATTTTTTCCGGCACCTGGAAATGAAGCCTCATCTACTTGAGCATCTTCATTTTCTTCTTTAGCATTATCTTCAAGAGTTTCCTCTTTCACTTCTTTTGTTTGCTCCAGGTCTTCATTTTTTTCTTCTGACATGTGATAACTCCTTAATTTTGTGAGAATTTTGTCTCTTGTCTCATGTTTATATTTATACAATTATAGGTTTGAAAGAAAGCTATTAAACGCTTTTAACTTTACATTCTCCAGTTCTATAGAAGGCGCTCCCGTAATTTCTTTCTTAATAGCAGAAAGTACTTTTTCTTTAAGAACACCTGATTCCCAAACCCACTCTTTCCCTTCCATGATTCCCTGAACGAAAGCCTCAGGAGCAGAAGGATCAGCAACTATGTCAGCGGCAGTTGCTAAATAAAAATCATCTTTTACATATTTCACTCCGCCTTTTTCTTCTAAAGAACCCATTCCTCTAGAAGAAACACCCAATTGTGCGCCATTTCCAATGAGATTTTGCACAATTTGTCCATACGGAGTATCGAGAATTTTCGCTTTGCCGACAACATTATTACCATCTTCTTTCAATTCGGTAATCATATGTGATACCCGTTCTAAATTTATACCAGGTCCATCTGGATGACCAAGTTCTCCAAATGCTCTATTTTTTCCAACGTAACTTTCATTATATCTTTTTATTTCTTTCATAAGAATAGCTTTGGGATATACTCTTCCATTCTTATTTTTCACTTCTGCCATCATAAAGGGTCCTTGGATATATAGAGATTTTTTTCCGTCTTTTTCTTCTGTAAAAAACTCTACATTCTCATTAACTTCTGTAATTAATTGCATGACTTAACCTTTTTGTCCTGGTGTTGCTGTCTTATTTTTTCTTTTACGTTGTAATTCTTGTTGTCTTTTAACTTTCACTAATCTTTTTGCCATTTTTTTAATTTTTGGTAAAAATTTCTCTAATCTTGTTGCAAGCATTATTTTTTGTCCTGGAGACATAGATGCAACACTCTGTCCTTTAGCAATTCTACTTCTCATTATATTTCTAGCACCTCTCTGAGCCCGTTTTTGCAATACTTCTGGGCTCGCCATTCTTCTTAATGCTCTTTCTTTTGCTCTTGTCAATAATTTAGAACGTCTTCTAGCCCGCTGTCCTGCCTTCATTCTTTGTTGAAGAGTCCATTTTCTTTCTTCTAAAGGAACATGTTGATATTCTGCTTCGTCTTTAAGTTCTCTGAAATTTTTCATCTTTTTACATTTTTATTTAACTTTGAAATTCCCCTGTATAATCCAGATCTCAATGTTTTCTTTCTTTTTAAAGTTATTAATCTCTGTTTTATTTTTCTTTTTCTTAAAGACTGCCTTATTTTCAGATTAGTTTTAGGATTAAATTTCTTTCTTTCTTTTGCAGACATTTTTTTAAGAATCTTTTTGCCTGCAACCTTTCTATATCCTTTACCAATTAGACTTCTGCTTTTTCTAAAAATATTTCTAAACGCTTTTCGTCTACCGCCAATAGTTCGAACACGGCTAATTTTATGTATTCTTCTCGCATTTGCCATTAAACATTAGTCCGAATGTGCAATTGCTGTTGCAGATCCCGTAAAAGCTAAAGTCTGCGCCGCTTGTTTATTGACTTTATGTACTCCTGCGGGTAAAGAAATTGTTCCCAAGGCGCCACCACCCGACTCTTTCACGGTAATAGTTTGAGTCGATGCCAATGTACACGCAACTGCAGTTGCTAAACCTATGTTACTATCTGATGGATTTGATACTAAGGCCCCAAGTATTTTATAAGCCATTACTTACTCTCCTCTGCTTCTAGAAAAAGAAACCATGTTCCAAAAATCTTCTTTGCTTTCAAATAATTTTTCAGAAAATTCTTTCTTGTTTTTTTCATTTAATTTTTTATACATTTCATATAGAGATTTCGCATCATCGGGTTCAACAATTACTTGAATATCATCTTTCAAACTTATTTTATGCGATTTTTGAGCTTTATAAATTTGTTTAAGTAAAGGAATTAAATCATTAATATGATGAACATCTTCGATCATGTCTTCATCATCATATTCATATTCTTCATATGGATTATCTTCCGAACCATGTTCCATTTCATAATCAAGATAATATTTTACAGAACTTAAATTAGAACATGCTTTTGAAATCTTATCTTGAACCCATGTTTCTAGTTCAACTTGATCATCAAGCATTTCAAAAAGGTCTTTACTATATTTATGCACTTTATATAAACTCTGTTTAGCCAATCTTCCCTCAAAATCATCATATTTCATTTTCATATGAGGAAATTCCTGAGAAACATCAGCAGAATGCTCTCTTATCTCTTTTTTAGCTACTGATGATAAGTCTTTAAATGTTTTCATAACCCTCTAGTATTAAATTGTAATATCTAATTTATATTTATATGATTTATATCCTTTATCTGTTCATATTTTATATTAGTGTTATCAATGAAGACAAAATTACTACTATACACATAATCACCAATGCTTTATAATACATTACGATAGGCGTTTTAAAATATCTCCACCCTATAAACACACATTTATGTACAGGACTTAAAATATAACCAGCATAATCCAATGCGAAAAACCAAGCCAAATATTCTATTCCAAATATTGTAGTAGCAACAACAGTAAGAGCGGCAAATCTGCTACTGCTTCCTAAGAAAAAACTTCCAACAAAACTAATAATAGACATTTCTAATAATCCAAGACCAGCAGAAGTACTAAAAAACTGTATCTCATCTGTATATTCTCTAGCAAAATTACCAAAAATTATAATCAAAGCAAGAAGTCCTATTAATTGCCAATCAACTAATGTTGTAGGATCTGGAATACCCTCTTGTCTATCAGGTTTTAATACAGCAGGCATTATATCAACATCATCTTCTTTCAATACTACAAACAAATAATATAATACAACACTTAAACATCCTATCAACAACGGCCACACATAACTAAACATTTCCCAATATGACAAACCAAAAGCCGCCATTGGAAGAATGATTGTTTTTTCTAACGGACTCCATAAGTAATAATGATGTGTAGAAAGATAATCAATTATTCCTAATTTTTCTCTACTTTTCTTTTCATCAGAAGATATGGTATCTAAAATTCCTGCTGAAACTGTTACTCTTCCTGGTATAGGAAGCACTCCAGTTAATGCACTAATTAGAGAAACCACTACACGTTTTGATTTTATACGATTTACTATGAATTGATAGATAGGGAAAAACCAATTATAGTGTTTTGCATATCCAGCAATCACCATAATACCTGCTAGATAAAATAAATACCATTGATTATTAATCAATAGATTTAATAACGTTGGAAAGACTTCTAATGTCATATCAATTAATTACCCTGTACACTTTCAAACCATCCCGTAATATAATATTTTTCGCCTTGCAATGGAGGCAGGCCTCTATGAAAATGAGTAAAATGTGCTGGCCAAATAAGTGAACGACCAAGAACTGGTTTAATTCTTTTTGATTGATGTAAAAATTCTGTTTCTCCCCCTTCTTCAGGACATTTTATATAAGTCATAAACGCCAACACTCTATTTTGAACATCATGTTGTGCCGCTTCATAATGCCATATATGATATCCTTGTCCCGGTCTTACTTTATGAATTTTAAACGAATAGCTTCGCAAGTTCATATACTGTATATGATATTTTTGTGTATAAGCTAGAAAACATCTTTGAAGATTTTGATAATAATCATTACACAAAGCGTACGGAAGTGATCTATGATAAACAGATGATATTGTTTTGTCTGCAGGAGATGATCCAGGAAAATGAAGAGCTTCGTCTTCTCTCATTATTGATGCTTCTCCGTCATATTGCGAAAACTCAGATGTTGGTTGTTTACCAGCTAAAGTAGATCCAACTGTAAAATTTTTAGTTGAACACCATTCAAACCATTCAACAACCTT